CGAGTATGTGGCTGGCTTGTATGTCAGCGAGTTGGCTGAACAATGCGCGCAGCTCTTGACGGTCGGCTTCGCTCATGCGGGGTCGGTTTGTGGTGCTCATTGGTAGTCGGGCCTTTCCCATTCGGTAACTTGTGCGGTGTAGATAGTTGGGTGCGGTAAAAGCGACATGTCGTTAAGCATGTCATGGTGTAGGCGTATTGCGTTGTACTCGGGCGCGCCTAGTTGTTGTATCTCGTAACCAGTAGCCCAACCGTGGATTAGTACCCGGTGTTTATGGACTTGGGCGAGAATGTAAATGTGGTTTAGGTCATCGTTTGAGCGTTGCGCTAATGACGGTTTCTTGTTTTCGGTGCTGCGTACTTGGTAACTCAACACGTCAAACCCGCCGCGGTCTTGCTCTAGGTCTAACCAATGCTCGCCAAGCGCCTTGGCTACTGCGTACTCGCCGATAACGCCAGTTATGTTGGACTGCCACCAGTTTTGTTTGCTGTAACTTGTCTTGTCTCTTGGTTTGCGGTCTTTTTGCATGGCGCGTATGTTCCGCCGCGCACCACTAATGGCGCAGTATTCCAGTTCCTCGTAGTCGAGTGTTACCAGTACCTTGCTCATATGTCACTCAGTCGCGCTATAACTGCGTCTAGGTCTTTTGGGTACCAGCAGTAGCACTCGTACTCGGCTTCGAGTAGGTACCGTTGCCAGCGCAGCTGCGCGTCACTCTGTTTGTTACGGCCTGCTTTCAATTCTGCGAAAACAAGTCCACCCGTGGGGTGGCTAAGCACAAGGTCTGGAAATCCTGCGTCGCCTTGAAAATGGGTTGCCCAGCGCTCGCCAACTTGTGCGGGTTTGGCGTGGTAAATCAACCAGCCGCGCAACTTAGCTACCGCGCACACTTGTTTTAAGAATTGGGCTTCTGTCATGCCGGCGTAACTATTTGGCATCGTTAACCATTTTGCAGTCTGGGCAAAACACGGCGTTTGCTATGCGCTCAAAGTCTCGGGCTAGGCGCTTGTAATCGCTCTGGCAGTCGAGCAGTTGTTGTATGACAATGTTTAGTTCGCGCCGCAGGCTGTCGCGCTCTTGGCGTGAGTCGTGCAGCATGCTTGAATATGCCCATAGCGCCTGCTCTGCCGGCATGTCGTCAGCGTTCATTATTTAACCTTGGGTATCGGTTTAATGTTCAAGAACATGTCTTTAGCCTCTGAGTAGGTCATCGGTGTTTCGGGGTCAAAATCTAGCCCACGTTCCGCGCACATTTGGGTAAGCATTTTAATTTGGTTTGGGGTCGCGCCACCGCTGTTGCTTGGTTTGCTTGCCTCTGTTTGTTCGCGGGCCGATAGTCGAGCCTCGCCTATTTGCTTAGACCGTGGCCCCATAACTGAAATTGGCGTTTCGCGTGGGCTGTCAAGCACGGGGGTTGGCCGCGCAATGCTCACTATTCGTTTGCGGTCGTCGTCCTCTGCACCTTGCTGGCGGCCTAAAACCTCGTTGCTTGACGCTATGGACTTGTCAATTCCTAGGCCCATATATCCGAGCGCGCGGCCCAAAACGCTGGTGGCTCCATTGGCTTGTTCACTGTTTTTAGTAAAACTGGTCTTGCCCGGGTATGGCTCAAAAATGTAAGCGGTCACGGGTATGGGGTCGTCTGGGTCACGGCTCACAGTTACCGAACACTCAATAAACAGCTGGTCGCCTACTTGGGTTATTTCGGGTCGGTGCTCGACAATGCGCAGCTGCGGGTAAAGCGCCAAGGCTTGCTTAAGACGTGTCTTGACGTCTACGTACTCGGAAAGGTCAAAAGCCATTACTCGTACCTGCCGCTTTCGTCATAGTTTTGTATCCAGTCGGCGGCCCACAATGTGATAGCCGTAAAGACTGCCATAACGCCAACAAATGCAAAAACGCCTGCAATAATTCTCATTTTGCACCGCGCATTGCTAGTTCTACTTTGTGGAAAAGCACGTTTATTTGTTCGGCTAAACCAGTGTGGCCGGCATCGTAAAGCTCTTGGCTAATGTCGTCTAGACGGTCTGTGATGCTCTGTGGTTTTGGTTCTAGCGCGCTTGGGTGTTCTAGCCGGCCGATGGCTTGGCGTAGGTCTTCGCAGAGTTTCGGGTCGTCCATGGCGTAGCTGTAAGCGTGAGCGCGCAGGTTACGTACCAGCACGTCGGTTGCCTTGGGTCGAGTATTCGCCCAAAGGTTGGCTAATGCTTGGTCTAGATGGTCAGTCGGGTTTACCATGTTGTCTCTTTTCTAGTCGGGTTGAAAATAACTAACGGGTGCAACATACCACAATTTTTGGCGCGCTGTTGCCTTTCCATGGTGCCCAGCCGTGACGCTTAAATAATGCTAATGAGGCTTTAAGGTTTTTGCGGGGTGACCATAGTTCGGTCATGGCTTTACGGACTATCCCAGACTCGACAAGAAACCGTTTGTTGCTGCCGTTAATCTGCATGATGCCGTATGAGCCAGTGTATGGGTCGCGCTGGTTCCAAGCCCGGGCGAAGCCTTTGGACTCGCGCAAACATATTTGCATAAGCCGTGGTAAGTCTTTTTTTTGCCAGCCAACTTCTAGCGCCAATGGTTTGTAGCGGTTGCAGTTTGGTTCTACCGCTGCTCTAGCTTGTGTGGCCGGCATGAGTAGTGCAGCTGTGGCGAGTACGCCAAGTAGTCGTTTCATTAGTTTTCTGCCTTTCGTCGGGATAGGTAAAAACCTTAATGGTGTTATTGAGACTTTGCGCGCCTTTGCGCTAAAAGCCTTATGGCGTAACGGTTTTATCGGGTGGGGTTACGCTTTTCCATGCTGCTACAAAAGCTTTTGGGTTGTCGGCCATGGCTGGGGTTAACTCGACGTGTAACCACAAACCACCACCAGAGCCACCATTCGCGGTTTCTGACCAGTCTTTCCAACCCGGTTTACCGTCACGGTTACAACGCCAGCCCCGGCCCCATTTCTCACTGCCTTTTTTGGTGGTGCCGGCGTAGTCGTGCACTTCTTCAATGCCAAGAGTCTCGTAGTTTGCTACCAGCCAGTTTGCCCACAATGCGGCAGTTGCCTTGTCTTTGTAACCGATGTCCGCTGCACGGCCTGTGGCGTGCACTGAGAGCCGGTCTGAGCCGCGCATGTTACGTACAGCCCAAGTGCCAAGGTTGGTAAAACCTTTTTTCTTAATGATGTCTACAAACTTTTCTGTGCCGGCACGTTTGCCCAAGGCTGCGCCGTCGGTGGTGCCGGTGTAGTTCATTCTTGTGGCTCTTTGTCTTTTGGCTTGTCTTTAAGGCCATTGCCGGCAAGTAGACCGATAAGGCCGCCGCTGAGTGTCAGCAACATGCTCGACAAAATGTTTATTTGGGCTGAGTCAAGTTCCGCCATTTGCTGGGGCTGGCTCACAAAAAGTAGTCCGTAGAGAATTGTGAACACTGAACCGACAAAAGATGCCGTGAGGCCTATGGCAACTATCATGACTATGCGCGCTTTTATTTCCTCGTTAGTAAAACGTTTGCCGGGTTTCATTAGCATTTACCGCCTGTGCCGTATTGTGGTGCCTGTGTCGTTGTTGTTGTATCTACAATGGTTGCGTTTAAAGCCTTGTTTTTTGTGCGTGGTTCACAAATGAGTCTTGCGCGGTCTCCGCAAGCGACGAGTATTGACGCCAGCAAAAGCGCCACAAAACTAGCCCGCCACAACATCGCTTGCCTCTGGTCGAGTGAGTGGTGCTGGTGGGTCTTCGTCGTGTTCCCAAGTTGTAAGAACTAAGTCTTGAATAGTCCAGCCGTCTTCAAAACCTGCGTCATATAACAAATTGCATAGGTCTTTATGGTTCATGCGCTTATCTCCATTACTGTGATTGTGCTTCTACCTTGTGCGCCACCGCCAGCGTCTGGGCATATCTGTACTCCATTGTTAAAAGTTGAGCTATATCGACCGAATAATACGTTGTACACGCAAGCCGAAGTAGTCGCTGGAGAGTGCAAAAACTCCATCGGCAAACTGAAAAACATATCTGAACCAGCAGCAAGTTGAGCGCTTTGGCGAGTTCTGAAAATACTGGTCGTTGAACCTGTGCCGTAAGATATTCCGAAAACTGCTATTCGGTTTGGGTTAGTTCCCGCCGTAGTAATTTCCGCGCTTATTGTTGCGGTAATCAGAATAAGACTTGATGTGCTTTGTGGTGTGATAGAGACATTAAGCGTTGATACTTGTGGATAGTCGCTCGTCGTCGTGCGTAACGTGGTGTCGCTGGTGCTTTTGACTTGCAGCACACGAAACGCACCGCGCAAATCATTTTGCTGTGTAGCAGTTAAGACCTGTCCAACAGTAAACGCTGCTGGAAGATTGGTAGGAGTTGCCATGATTAGTACCCGAGTTTTCCTGTGTCTAGTTTGCCAAAAACGGTGTCGTTTAAAATGAGTGTCGAGTTTAACGACGCGCCCGAAATGTAATACGTCCACCTTGACGACTCGGGCGTAGCCGTCATTGCGTAACCTTCAATAATGCCATAATAGGTCGTGCCACGGAACTTTATTGCGACCTGCAAACCAATAAGCAAGGCAGTTGGCACGCCCATATTGTTTAACTTAAAAGTGTTTTGTGCTTCCGATAAACAAGAAATAGACGATATTTGCACGTCCGTTGTTGAATATTGAGACAGCATGAAGTTAGCCAAGTTTTGGGCGTTGGTAACTGAGCTGCTAAACGTGTTGAAGTTGAGCGAACGGTACGGTGCGGAACCACTCTGTACCGTCTGGGCGGCTACAGCTGTTGGGGTTACGGTTACTTGGGTGTAGTAGTTATCGCCAAAAGCCGAAAACTCTATGTTGTCGTAAACTTGGTTTGTCGCGTCGTTAGCTGTGTCTGAGAACGCTGCGACCGCTGGGAAAATGTCTCCGGGCCCCATGACAATGACGGCCGCAGCTTGCAACATTCTGCCGTTAATAGTGCGTATGTACTGTGACAGCCACTCGCCATAAGTATTTACAACGTTAGAAGCCGACACCACTTGGGTTGCCGCGTTGGTTTGTGGAGTAATGGTCAGTGAACTATATATGCCAATGTCAGTCGCAACCGTTGTAAAAGTGCCGCCCGAGATTGCTTG